ATCGATGAGACCAGCGAGATATTTTACAAGCACTTCATGCATTCTCTAACCCTTTATTTGTGACAGGGGAGAATAACCTTCCTTCGTGTTGCGCCAATAGTCAATGACGTTTCCACGTTATTCAGGGCAAATTCCGCTAGTGTATTAACGGCGCGTGCTTCTCAGTCAACGTGCTAGTCAGCTGCGTATTGTCCACGACACCGAACGGGATAAGACCGTTGATGCCGCGCGTTACCGCGGAAGCGCTTCCGGAGCCGGACACGAGGAAAATCGCAGTATTCCCCTTGATCACGGCTTCCTGAACACATGCCAAACGCAGATCAGAATATCTCTGTTCGAACGTCTGGATGTACTCTTCGCGGTAACTGTCCATGAATGCAGATTCTGACATTCGTTAGTTACCTTGTTGATGTTTCAGGGTTTTCAGGTTGTGACCGTAAGCAGGTTGTCCGTGCTGATGGCGCGCATCGGGGTTGTCCGCGGGGAAGCGGGGCCTTCACGCATTGCCGTATGACGGGGCTGGTTCTGGTGTAGAGATCCGGCCTTCAAGGGTGCGGGGCCGTTGCCGGGTTGTCCGCGGGAGAAGATCGGGTAAGTTATCCGCTTGCGCGGAATTCGTTCAGGCCGCGCGTCCGCGCTTGCCGGCAGCTTCTTCCTGTGCGAGGAGCTGCTGAAACTCTTTGTCGAGACCGTCTTTCCAGTATTTGTCCATATCGGTCTTCATGATCTGCTTGATCTCTTCCTTCCGTGTAGAGATCGCATCGAGCGTCTTGCCGTCGCCTCCGGGAACATGAGCGCTGGCGCCGAGACTGTCCTGTGCGATCGGGGCCAGGATCTTCCAGATCTCGGGATTATAGATCAACCGGTGACCATCCGGCGTGCGCGCATCGCGGAGCGCGGCGGCCAGTTCCGGCGGGCATTTCTCGGCGTTGTTGAGCCAGTTCTTCACGTTCGACTGGTGCGTGCGGTATTCGTGGCCCCATTCGGAGCGGAGCGCATCGACGCAGACCTCATCGTCGCCCTTGTCGGTATTGTATTCCTGCTCCTTGACCGAGCTGACGAGTTCAGCATAGGCGCTGAGTGACGCATTGATCTGCGCCTGGCTGGCGTTCTCGCCATGCATCTTGCCGAGGAACAGATCGAGCATCGGCTTGTCGGCATCGGTCCATTCGTGACCTTCAAGCTTGGGGAGTTCGTAGCCGTCCGGGTTCTCCGGAACGCCGATCTCCTTGCGCCATTCGGCGATTTCCTTCTCGCTTGCACCTTCCGGCGGCTTGCGGATATAGTCCGTTTGAACCTGTTTTTCGAGCGCCCGGTAGGACTTGTACATCTCCTGCGGGGATTTGATCCGCTTCAGGCGCGTCAGTTCTTTCTCACGGTCGCCTTTGTCCGTGATGTGTGCAACGGCTTTCTCGCGCCAGTCTTCCGGCCAGTCCGCGGGAGCGACAACCTTTTTCGGCTCATCGTCGCCTTCCTTCAGGTCATCGAGAACGCTTTCGCCCTTGGCGTCCTGTTTGTCGGCAGGCTTCTCGCCGCCCTTGTCCTCGGTGCCGTCGACCGTCTCCGTCTTGACCTCAGTCTCTACCGTTTCGTCTGCCGCATCTACCTTGCTCTGATCGTCCTGCATTACTTGTCCTCGGTTTTCCTTGGTGGTCTTTTCAGCTTCGCTGGGCGTTTGCTCTTGCCGCCGCGCGCGGTCGTGATCTGCGGTTTCTCGCGCGCTTTCGGCGTCAGCGCCGGGTGGTTCATCTTCTCGACCTGGCTCCAGACGAACTGGCGGCCGAGCATGATGTCGGTCTCTCGCGTTTCGCGGCCGGGCCGGAATGCCCAATCATCCGCGCCGCACAGATAGCGGAGCCATTCGTAAAACAATTGCTGCTGGCCCTGATTGGCAACGCCGCTCTTAACTGCGCGCACGGCGAGCACGACATCATCATCGTAATCGACCGGAAGCCATGCCTCTTTCTTCGGGAACCACTGCCTGTCGCTCATGCTGCCTGCCTTTGCGGCGCGGGAAGCGCCAGCCGTTCTTCCATCGGCATCATTGCGGCTTCCGCCTTCATCGATGCATCAGAGACCTGGCTGACGACATCAGCGCCGGTTGCGAGTTCCTGCGCAGCACCTTCGATCGACGCTTTCGCCGCGATCTGCTCGGCTTCTGCCGCTTCCTCATCCTCCGTCTTGCGCCATGTCGCCGGGCCGTTGACACCGCGGACCATGTCCTTGACGACAAGCGTTCCGTGGACCGGACTTGTTGCGATCATGCCGAGTTGCTGGGCCTGCGCCACGATCGCCATCGTCTCCTGACCGCGCTCGACCATCAGGCGGCTTGACGCCTCCTGGATCGGGGTCTGGAACGACCATGTGATCTGTTCATCCGACAAGGCGTCGGGGATCAGGTCGCGCCCGCCGAATGCGCCCATGTTCGCCATCTGCGTGAAGGCTTTCTCCAGCAGGCGGACGTTGTATTCGACCTCGATCGGCTCGAACAGCGGGAGCAGGTTGCGGATATGCTCCTCGATGCGCTTCGAGGTCTCGTAGGCCGTCATCTCTTTCGTCGGGTCCGGCAGACGGATGCGGTCGGCATAGAATGCACGAGTCAGGATCTCGCGAACGTCCTGCCGAAGTGCGAGCCCGGCGTTGATGTCTCCCTCGATCTTGATCGGCCGCAGGGCTTCGCCGAGCTTTTCGTCGTACTCCCGGTCGACCCATGACAGCTTGCCGGAGCGGATATCGACGCTCTTGACGGCTTCCTCTGTCGCGATCAGCGGCGGCTCGACCGCCTTCTCTCCAGCTTCGAGCAAGATCCATGTGAGCTGCTGCGTCATGCGCGCGTCGGGCAAGGCCGACATTGCCGCCGGCGAGAATGCATACTGACTGCCGGAAACCATGTGCCAGCGCGGAACGATAAACGGGAAGTCGATCAGACCTTCCTCGCGCAACAGCGTCATGTTGCTGACATCGATGTAGCAGCGCACGAATGGCTGCTTCTTCTTGGTCTTGGCGTCGGAGTACGCCGTCGGGCCGATATAGTCGTACTCGTCGCTCGGCATCACGACGACGCGAATCTCGAAGCTCTTGTGCGGCTCGTCCTTGCAGGCTTTGTTTACGCTGTCGTGGAGCTTCTTCTCCCCGAACTTGCGCTTCATCGTCCGGCCGGACATGCTGTCTTTCAGGTCGAGCCGATCGATCTCGGTGATCTCGTCTTCGAGCCAGGCGCAATCGCGCAAATGATAGTTGCGCAGCATCAGGTGGCTGCGCTCGGGTGGCGGCAGGCGGCGCTCCTCCAGCGATATCACCGCATTGCCGAAGCTGGCGTAATCGTGGTCGCCCTGCTTTGTCGCCTTGACGAACTGTGACCGCGGATCGTACAAAAAGGACTTGATCCGGGATGTCATGAACTCCAGATAGCGTGCATTCTCCGGCTCGGCGTCAACGGCTTCATCCTGCGTCGTCGCCCGGAACCATTGCTGATCCTTGGCGCGCAGAAGCGCAGAGAAGCTGTCGCCGAGTTCCTGGCGGAGCTGGCTCGGATAGCTGTCGATCAGATGCGCGGTAAAATCTTCCCCGCGAACGAACTTCGACGTGAAGTCCGCCCGCTGCGGGTAGATGTTCTCTGCAATTTCCTGATTGAGGCTGTCGAGCGGCATCTTGTGTGTAAAGAGCCTGTTGGAAAAGTCGATCAGCTCCTTGGCGCGGGCCTTGGACATGGGTGTTTCGGATTATCCTTGTGTGTCAGTTACGCGCGGCGACGTCCGCGCCAGTCGCGTGATGAAGTCTGCGGCTCTGGTCGTGTCCAGTGCGTGCGGCCAACTGCGGCATTGCCTTCCGACAAGCACATCACGACCGCGTCGCCTTTGTCTGGTGATCGGCCCAAACGCTTGCGCAGGTCTTCCTTGCTCTCGATCTGGATTTCACCACGGATTTCGAGAACGCGAGGATTGATGCACGGTGCGGCAAGATCGGCTTTCAGTTCGGCGTCAGGCGGCAGCGCGATGATGGAGCCGCCAAGCTGTTCGGGATCGAGTGCTTCACGAAATCGGAACCAGGCCTCGGCGCGCTTGTTGGCGAACGGCAGGTTGCTTCCGAGCGCCTTGCCGGTAGATTTGTTCGCGCCGTTGAAATCGACGAATGCAATCTTGTTGTCCCGCAAGCGCTCCTTGACCGGCCCGGCATATCCGCCGCCGACGTCGAGCACGACCGGCGCAGCATCGCGGCGATGATGGAAGATCGCGCTGGTTGCGTCCGTGCTGTCAGATGTCTGCTTGCCCTTCTGGCTCACCAGCGGTGCGTACCAGCCGCGGTGACGCCACGCGAGAACTGCCGCATCCTTGCCGCCGCCTGCCGGGTCGAACGCCATTGCCGTCATGTGCCAATCGCGCCAGCCATCGTCCTTCCAGCGATCCATTGCCGCAACGATCCACTCGGTCGGGATGACCTGATGATTCTGGTCCTGCAATGTTGCGGAGAACGTGCCGCTCGCGAGATTGCGCAGCGATGTCGGTGC